TCCACCAGCCATCACCAGCTGGGCGCTCGATAAGGCCATTCAAAGCGCACCTAGGGTTGCCTGGAGCGCATCAGGCTATGCCCGTGGCCTACGGGGGTGGATCGAGTCCAACCTTGCGGCCATTCATGCGATTGAATTCAGTGTCCGCCATCCGCTTGGTTTTGCTGGAACGGCAGACGCCCTGCTTGAGGTAAAAAACCGTAAGGGCGTCTATGTAGTGGACTGGAAAACCAGCGTCCGCGAAAGAAACGAAGACATGTTACAAAACTACATAGACCAGTGCGGTGCATATTCGCTGGGGCTACGTGAAATGACCGGCATTCAAGCGGCTGGAGCGTTAATCGTGGTGGCACGCCGCACCGGAGCCCCACAAGTCCGCGAGCTATCCGCACTAGAGCTGATCGGCGCCGAAACGCGATTCAAAGAGCGCGTGGAGCGCTATTTCTCGGGCCTAGCGGCCCTCGAAAAATCGCATTCGTAGCGAGTTACGCATGCAAAACCATGCGTTATAGGACTCTTTAAGGCTCAAAGGTTTGCATTCATGCAGAAAAACCATATTGCTAACCCCTGGAACGTGCTTTTTAACCAGGCGCCGTACAACCGCATCGTCCATGTATCCAATACTTACTGCACGTTCTTCAGCCCCATTTATGGTTAATAACCAGTGTTTTTCCTGGAACGTGGGATCATCTGCCAATTCAGCTTCTGATTTATAGGTGCTTGCAAATCTTGTGTGGAAGAAGTGATGTTTCCCATGTTCCTTGTAATACATTGATTTGGGTTTATTTGGTGCTGTACTGTAGCGCATCACCGTAATTCCTAATTTGCCATTCAAGCAGCCACGGCCTAATTTGCCATTCAAGCAGCTGGAACGTGCTTCCACATTTCGCCAGCGCACGGCGTGCCGCGGGGTGCACTGACGTGGATATTACGAAATATTGCGTGATGGAACGTCCATCGCCCATGGTGAGCAACACAAGACGCGGGCACGCAAAAAAATTGGACCGGCTAGGTTTTGCAAAATGGACCGGCTGGCTTTTGCATTCAAGGGTAGCTATAGACACACGCCAGCGGCTGGAACGTGGTTTTGGCTGGAACGTGGGTCACGCCAGGGCGGTGCTGTGGTGCTGTGGTGCTGTGGTGCTGTGGTGCTGTGGTGCTGTGGTTTATTGCTATTGAGAAGCATTTGCAATAAGCCGTGCGAAAATAAAGCCAGCCCATAGGTTAGGGCTGGCACGGTTTCAGCCGTGATGGTTTGCCATCTTTGTTGATAATCCGTCGACGGTTAAGTCGTGATTTTCTTTTAAGTCTGAGGCATCGGCGTTAAAGCATCGGCGCCAGAATTTAAGGTCAACATCTTCTAGAGCGTTGTCATGGAACTCAGCGTAGAAAGCAAGAGCGTTGACGATTGCAAACTTTACATTTGCATCAGATAGCAGTTCTTTGTTCATAATTTTGTGGTTGGTGGTTTTGGCTGGCACGGTTTCAAGCATGGGGCGATTGCAGCGGTGAGGCTTTCTCCTGTTTCAAGCCGCGCCATGCCCGGGCTTTGTCCATCGATTGGATGAGTTTGGCCATGGCTGGCACGTCTCCACTTGCGGCGGCAATGTTGAAATGGTGCTGCAAAGTGGCGAGAATCGAAAGCGGTTCCAGGTCTTGCTCTGATTCTGCTGGCCCGTCGTCGCTGGAATCTATGGTCTGCTGGGCTTGCCGGATAGCGTCATAGCTAACGCTACGGCTGATACCGAACCGGACAGATGCCATGGTTGCCGCGCTGGAATGTGTGATCCCAGACTCAAGCCAACCGCGGATAACGGATTGGCGTTGTTCGATTTCAAGTTGGGTTGCCATGATGGGGCGAGACTGTACTAAAGCACAATAGCAGGAAATGCAGGAAATACAGGACAATCGGCGAGTGTTGGTGCGTTTTGGTTTTGGGGGTTGACGGTTCCTTCTATTGTGCTGTAGTATTGGCGGGAACCACACCTAAAGGTCATCCATGCCTAGTTCAATTGACAACGTGAAAGCAGACCCCACATATTGGGACTGCCCTGAGATAGACACTGACTTACATATCCTGAACAGCTTGGGCGAACCCTTAGCACTGCCTGAGCACATTGACGCCAGCGATTGGGTCAGTGAGCAGGAACCCGCGTTGTTACGTTGGTTCGCACGCCAGACTTGCCAGCAGTATCGCGCAGAGTTACGAGACAACACCTACAACTCGGACAATGACTTCTCGGCAAACTTTGTGTTCACGATCTATGTGCCGGAAGGTTGTTCCGACTGGTGCTGGGAGAATGACATTTTTGTCACAGTGGAGAGACATCTAGGCGGTGATGTGCGCGGGAACTATGGCCATTTCAGCGTGTTTCGCGTTGACTCAATCGCTGAGTCTGGATTTTTAGATTGGGTCTGCGGTTGGTACGCGTCACCCTTACCCGCTGATGCTGACGCTGATTATCCTGACCTGGTGAGCTGGAATGAGCGATTTTGCCATGGCTACAGCTCGTGGCCTACTGGAGAAGTTCGTGACGCACTGGCGAGTAAGGAACCCGCTTGGTGCGATACCCGCAAAGCTTGGCTGGCACGGTTGCAAGACGTTCCGTTTCCTGTAGTGCTAACGCCTACCGGTCCTTGCTACTGCTAAGTCTTTTAAACTCAAATTCAGCTTTCTAAATTATGGAACTTAACAACATTCTTTCGATCCAATTCACTGGCCAGCGTGTGAGCGCTGAGCGTTCGGAAGATTCTCCCACAGGTTGGTGCGTTACCGGCTGGGAGCAAGGGCTCCCAATCTGCCGGAAGCCGATAGGCGCTGCTGACGTTGTGAAGCTGTGCCAGCGGTTTGACTACCAAGTCACACGGCTGTGACGGTTTGAGAATTGATTGTCGGCGTTGCACGTTGGCAGCTGCTTCTAAACTGCTACAATACAGACAAGCGGAACACTCACCGCACAACTTACAAAACAATGAACAACTCACCAATCGATTTTCTTCTGGCTTTCCTTCTTTTCAGCTTTGAGTCTGCCTGCTGGTTCATCAACGAGTTTGCCGGTTTTCACGATGCGAAGTACCACTTTGAGAAAGCTAAAAAGAAGGCAGTCTTTACTTTTGTCGCTGCTTGTGAGAAAGCGGACGCTATGACTAAGAGGCAGCTGCAGGCCCTAACGGGTTTAAAGTCAAACCGTTATTCCAAAGCAGACTTAATCTCTGAAGCGGTTAAGGAAGACACAGCAAAGATACTGGCCTTCTTTGCAGCTAATCGCTGTTACTGCTAAACCGAGAAAGCGCCCGCATCGGGCGCGCTTAGTGAGATTAAGCACAGCTATCACAATTCTTTACATCAGGACTTCTTATCATGGCCAATTTGATCCCACAGAAATTTTTATACGTTGCCTGCTTCGCTATCAGCGGTGTCACAGCAGCCTTTATGAGCGTTGCGCTGGCTGGCCTACTGTCAGCTGACCCCAAGGGTCCAGACGCGACTGGGCGTGCCGTGGCGCTGGTTGCCTGTGCTGGTCTGGCCGGAACCTCCCTGACCCTGGCAGCTGGCGCTGCTACTGACGAGGACTGATACGAATTCGTATCGGTCACAAAATGTAACAATCGGGCCGTTCTCAATAAGGGGGGACGGTTCGCAATAGGGGCGCGGCGGAAAAGGACATAGGGAACCTGCTGGCACGTGGTGAATCTCTGTTACTGTAATACTAAGGGGGGAAGGTCGAAAAGTCAACTATCCTGTAGTACAGGCCCCCAAAAAATACGCACCCAATACTTTCTTCTGTAATACATGGCCGTACGCACACCACCCCCGCTATCGCTACGGCACGCGCAGGGTGAAGTTTTCAACAGCGACGTACGTTTTCGCGTCTTGGTAGCGGGCCGCCGCTTCGGAAAGTCCTACCTAGCCTGCATCGAACTCTTGCGTGGAGCGATTGCCGCCCCAGGCGAAACCTTCTTTTATTGCGCCCCGACTTACCGCATGGCAAAAGACATTGCCTGGAAAGTCATGAAACGCATTGTTCCCGCCGCATGGATCAAGTCCAAAAACGAAACGGACCTCAAGCTGGAACTTGTCAACGGCTCCACCATCGAACTAAAGGGCACGGAAAACGCAATGGCATTACGGGGCCGCAGCCTTTCCGGGGTGGTACTCGACGAAGCCGCATTTATGGACGCCGGGGTCTGGTTCGAGGTGATCCGCCCCGCACTCGCCGACAAACAGGGCTGGGCCTTATTCATTTCCACCCCGGATGGAACGGCCAGCTGGTTCTACGAACTCTGGCAATACTGCATCACAGGCGACACCA